ATACTGACCTATAAACTGTCCCAATCCTTTTTGTGCTATAGCAAGTATCTCTTCGTCAAAAGCTAACTCTTCAGATACTTTACCCACCAGATTATCTGCATAAGATTTTAACTTATCAGACATTTTACTATTTAACTTTTCAACCAACTCATACGGCATACGAAAGTATCCCATAGTAGGTCCAAATGGAGCAAACAACTCCATCTCTTTTTGTGGTGTATATATTATACTCATCTAGCTGACCCCGATACATCGTAAATAAATTTGCCAGACCGTATGGCTTCCATAATCTCGTCTGACCTTTTCTCGTACTCTTTCGAGGACATTTTTTGTACATCAGACTCTTTCATGTAAGAAGCTGTTGCGTCCTCTTGGGGTTTGCTACGAGCATTTTTAACTGATACAGATTTAGCTGCATCCTTGTCCTTAGACTTTGGTGCAGACATTTTCATATCCGCTTTATACAAATCTATGGCTCTAGCTGCAGACCTTGCGTCTGTTTCGTTATCATAAAGTGCATCCTGTACCCACTTAGGCTGTTGTTCAGCCCACTCGTGAAAAGAATCACTCTCTCGTATATCACTAAAGTCTGGATGTAACTTTAACAGTTCAACTTCAGCTTTTTCTTTTGATGCAGATATTTGTAATGCATCAATGGCTTTTATACGCTCTTCAAGTGCCACAGATTGCTCTTGTGCCTTTTTAGTGGCTATGGTTTCCACTATACCTGCTACGTCAGGATACTCTTTAGTCCAAGCTTCTATCTCCTCTTCGGATTTAGGTAGCTTCATTTCCTTACGTGCAGCTTCACTTAACTGACGTTCAAGGTCAGTAATCTTAGCTTTTAGTTCATCAGCTTGTTTTTGCTGATGTCTTCGTAAGTCAGAGTATCTCTTCTTAAATGTTTTCTCTTCAGCAGAAGTAGGTTCTTGTTCCTCCTCCACTTTAGATTCTTCCTCGACAGACTCCCCTTGTTGAGCTTTGAGTAGCTCTGCAAGTTCTTCTTCATCGAGTTTTCGCTTTTCATCGTTATTGTATTTCCTACTAACGAATGCTGCTTTTTTTTGTGGTTTTGGCTCTTCAGCCATTACTGTCTCGTTCATTGAGTTCTCCTTCTAGGGTCATCGTAGCCAGTTGGGGGATGAGTAGCTAGTGACTGACAGATTAGCGCATACCGAGTCCGCGCCTTTGTGGTGCAGGTTGGGCAGGTCTACGTAAGTTTATTTGGCTTGATATTTCAGGACCTAATATCTTACCTAACACTCTGCCTTGCTCTGTACCCATTAAAGAACGTATTACATCTTTCTCCTCTTCGGGTAAAGCTAAATAGCGTTCTCTAAGTTGATTGAAAAATTCTTCCATATTTTGTTATCCTTTTAAATAATCCTATAGGATAGACACCTGAAGATATGACAATCATACCATATATTCCTTTAAGTGTCAACTTCTTTTTTATAAGTAAATCATGCACAGACTTTACAACAGATGCTTGCCATTTTGATTTAGCCACTAAGCCATCTGCCACATACTTACCCCACACATCGTAGCCATCTTGCCATATCTGTGATTGTTGTCTGTGCCAACGTCTAAGCTCTTTTACCTCTGATATGGTCATGGTCTTTTGTTTGTATGATGCTGTGCAACAATGTGTGCCAGTTGCTGTAGGTTCAGAAAATGTACTACCACCTGTATTATTATTTTGATTATCGTCATTATTTAATGCAGCTTCTGCACGTCTTCTATTTTCTCTATCTATTTGGGCATCCATAGCTGCGGCTCTTTGCATTGCATCTGCTTCTCTTCTTTCTCTAGCTTCTCTTTCGGAGTTACTTTCACCAGACATTATAGCTGAATCTCTTGTGGGATTTTGAGTAATCATCATTCGTGTCATTTCTTGATTACTTGTAGATGGATTTTTTGCTTGTTCTATCTCTAAGTTTTTATTAAAATCTGCTTCAGTCTTTTTAAATTTTTCAGCTTTCTTTGAACTATATTTGTGTTTAGACGCTTCTTTAATTTCTTTTATATCACTCGTAAGCTTCTCATCATCTGCTACTGGAAATAAAGCAAGCTTGCCTGTTAAAGGTTTTTTAGGTTCTAAGTCAATTATATTTCTTAGCGTATTATAATCTGTGGCATCTCTGTATTCTCCTGCCAACAATCTATCTGCTGCTTTTCTACGTATAGCTCTATCACTTTGCCTTACTAAAGGACCGGGTAATGCCATGCTAACACCTCTATCAAAAACGTCTCCTGCTTTACCCAAAAGAGGGAGTGCTGTATTTGATTTAGTTGTAGGCACTGGGTCTAGTGCAAAAGTCTTGGTATTTTTTCCTGACGCATAATCTATTCCCATAGAGCCTGATGGACTTCTTACTCTTAAATAGTCTTGAAAATCTTTTGTTTCAAACGCATCTGCGCTTTTAGGTGCCACACCTCTTACTGCAGGGGTTACTTCGCCCCTTTTTAAATCTTCTTCTTTTCCTAGTAATAAATCATCTGCAGTCTGCTGTTGCTCTACAGTTTGTGGCACTGCAGGTCTATCAGTGCTTGACTGTGTTGTATCTGTAGCTGTTGTAAATGTAGGTCTAACTGTAGTATCAGCACTTGCATCTCTCGGTTTAAATCCTTCAGGGATGGGTCTTATAGGTTTTCCATCCTTAAAAGGTATTTGCATTTGTTGACCTTGCTCATTTACGTAAGGACGCAGTTCATCATATCCTGCTGTACCCATTAGGTCTGAAAATGATTTAGGTGTTGTATCTGCTATTGGTGGTGGTGTATATCCACCCACGTTCGGTAGAGGACTTGTAGGTCCTAATTGTGGTGCAGTGCCAAATCCCGGTTGAAGAGTTACTGCAGGTGGATTAACCTCTGGTGACATATAAATACCTTGTTGTGCTTCTACAACACCACCCTCTGCTAACTCTAAGTCATCCATATCAAATGGTATATCATCAGGTATTGTAGCTTCTTCAGAATTACCCATCTGACCCATAGCTTCCATAACCTTTAAACCTTGCTTTGCTTTCTGGCGCATCTTCATCAATGTATCAAGACCATAGTAACGAGTTACATCTGCAGGAAAAACAAATTCACCCTCACTAAGCATTGCAGGTATATCATCTCTTACTTCTTCTTTTAATGACCCTATAGGTACATCATTACCTGATACTGGGTCTTTTGTACCACCTTGCTCTTGCAATCCACCTTCATTGTTCTGTTTAGCTTTAGGCGGTGCAAACGACCTGAGTATTTCTATTACCTCTTCGTCAGTCAATCCATACTTTTTCTTATATGCATCAATATGCTCATCTAATTCTATAACCTCTGGTTTAGGCACATCTGTACCCTTTGCAGCTTTCATAAAAGCAAATTCTGTTTGTTCAGCTAGTGCCATTGATTTCATCCCTTAAATATTTTAGCTTTCGTAAAGCTGACACCGCGCCTTGTGACCGATGTATGAGTATAGTATTATCTGATTGTTCTAAAGATTTTTGTTGTTGACTAATTAGATAATCTATATAACTATTGAACGCTTCCCACTGACGGTTGTTGTTCACCAGTGGCTTGAGCTTGCTGAGTATTTGCTTGTTGTCCGACATTGCCTGTAAATCCTTGTTCATTCGGCACAGGAGCTTGTCCTACACCTATATTACCTCCACCTGCACCTGAAGTGTCCATAGCATCTACACCTGCTACAGGAGCTTCCTGTTCAGCCTGTGGTGCTTGAAACCCTTTCATTATTTCTGCTTGTAAGGCGGCTTCATCCATATTGTTGGTTACTTTGTCGGGGTCTAAATCCATTGATTTTGCAATCTCTCTTATGATGTATTGAAACTTAGCAAAAGGTGCAAGAGCAGGATTGCTCGCTACAGATAAGAACTGCATAAGTCTCTGGCTACGCACTTCATTAGCCATAAGACTTTCTGTACCTCTAGCTCTTACCTCTAAGTCACCTTTTATGCTTGGGTCAAAGTCAAACTGCATGTTGAATCGAAATAATCCTTCACCCAAAGGTCTAAGTAAATAATCATCTACATTTTTTATAACTGTTTTTATACTGCCACTTGCAGCATTCATTAACATTGATATGCCACTAGCAGTTCTACCCACACCCTGCACACCTGTTTGTCCATGTGCAAATGATGGAAAGCCTGTGCTTTCATCTGCCAACACTCTGGCTTTATCAAACAACATCATATTCTCTGAAGATACGTTTGGAAACTTTGTACCAAAGATAGCCTGACCGGGTGCGCCGCCTTGTCTTCTGAATATTTTTCCGGGATATAATGAAAGGTCTTGACCGGGGACTAAGTTTGTTTCATCTACCTCTACAATTAAATTACCCGACAATACTGCATTATCTACAGCCATACGCATAAAACCATTCATTAGAGTCTGTGTATCGTCCATATTCTCTGCAATACCTACACCAAAAAAGCTATATGGGTTTAGTTCGTATGGTGCAGCAACATAAGGTATCTTTGCAGGTTTGAATGGATTAAGCACCATTCGTATAAGTTTACCATTGCATATCCATATGTTTGCTTGTAATTCATCAAAGTCTTGCAGTTCTGCAGGTATCTCAACACCCTGCTCCTCTATCAGAGCCGTATCTACCATACCCCAATACTCTAACACTTCGAATCTATCTACACCATGTTCTGGTGCATAGTCAGATAAATCGTCTTCCCAATAATATTTATTGTAGTTCTCGCCCATTTGTATGGCTTCGTCAATAACTGTATCTCTAAAGTATGGACGCTTCTTCAACGCTCTAAGCTGAGAACGAGACATCTTGTGTCTCTCTAACACATACTGTGCTTCTTCCATATTGTTTGCATCTGGGTCTGGATAAAAGTTCCAAACAGATACATAGTTTACTTGTGGCACTGTTTTAAATTTAGGGTCGTATGTTCCTTCATCGTTCCAATTTGGATACTCTTTATCTACAGCAAAAGGTCCTTTCATTATACCTGTACCAAACAATGACATCTCAAATGATGCACTTCGTAAATGTTTGTTTGCTCCTGACTCTTCTAACTGGTCATGTATTTTTTTCTGCATATTTTTTGCAGCAATCATCGCAGGACTAAACGTAATAGCAGATGGTGTTTTTCCTACACCCTCTTTTAATTTATCTTCTATTGGCTCTAGTTTACTTTGTAAAGGACCTAGCTTATCCATCAAAGATATTTCAGTTGCTCCCGGTGGTAAATCATTTCCATCACCTGCAAATCCATATGGACTTTGTAGCTCACTTACCTGTTCAGGTTCTTGTGGGTCAAAGCTAACATCACCCACTACACCTTCTGGTAATTCTGTTGGTTCTACGGATAAGGGAAATTTTTGGTTGGCAAATAGAACATCTACTATTTGTCCATACGCTGCTAGAGTTTTAGTCTTTGTTACTTTTATAAATACACGAGACTTCTCTGCTTCAGTAAATTGTACATCGGGACCATACAGTCCTCTGTAGTTTCTGTATGCTTTTAACCATCGTTGTTCATCTTGATATCTATAATCTTCTGAACGCTTGTAACGCTCCATTACAAATGGTATTATACTATTTATATTGGCATCTTCGGATACAGAGTCCTCTGTGTCGCTTAATGCTATGGAGTCTTCTTCCATCATTATATCTTCTTCAGCCATTTAGTCTCCTTAATATCCGAAAGTAGAATCTGCTATTGGCATATTGTTTCCCTTGCTCATTGTTGGGTCATAATCAAATATACTAAATCGTGGTCTTGACATTATACCATATCTTAACGCATCATACAAGTGGTCTTCTGACTTAGTGTCTACATCCTCTGGATTCTTTTTGTCCAGTGGGATTGAGGGCAGTTGAGAGATGACATTTGTACAAGTATTGAAAAAAACCATACGTGGCTCTTCAGTAAACTCATCAACTTGCAATCTTCTGTGTATCTCATTTTTACCTGCAACCCGGCTACCCTTACTTCTATCAGACGGTCTCCACCTACATCCTCTACCAATCATTTGTTCAGCCAAGCTAGGACCAGTATCCCCACGCTTATGCCACAAAGAACTGTCCAAAACACCATATCTAATATTGCCATCACCTGCTTCCATTTCTAATATCATGTCTGCTAAATCTGTGGCTAATACTTTCGATACGTACAACTCCCTATATACTACAAGCTGTTCACTCGGTGATACAGCAAACCATATAACTCCTGTGTAACTTCCATATCCATAGTCACACGCTCTAAACTTCACCCAGTTAGATGGAATATTAAAAGGCTCGACAACATGAAGGTCACGGTTAAACTCAGTAAAAGCCGCACCTTCTTTAATGTCCCAATCCCCTTCGAGTAACTGTCTTCTTTGTTGTTCTGGGAGCGATAGTAGCATTGCTTCATAGTCTCCAGACTTTGATAAGAATGGGTTATCGGATAATCTTGCCGGTATAAACTTCCTTTTAAAGAGAGCCTTTCCTGCTTTAGAGTGTCCAGAGGGATAGCGTAATACCTCTCCTGTTTCGATATTTGTTGCATCAAATGCCTTTCCGTATGCCGAGGGGTCTATAAACATTTTCTTAACCCAAGCGTGACCTCTACCACCGGGGTTTGTTGTTGCTCTCATAAAGATGGGTAAGTCTGGAGCAGTAGAACGTAAACGACTTCGCATATAGTTCCAAGCGTATGGTGTTGCCCATTGAGTAAGTTCATCAAATCCTATCCAACTAAATGCCAAACCTTGATATCGTAATACATCTTCATCTCTATCTAGGTAAGACATCCACAATCTTGCACCTGATGGTGCTACCCACTGCATCTTTCTTTCTGACCACTTAATCCCTTTCCATATTTTGGGATAGAGTTCTTGACTTTTAAATATAAGTTCTCGTAACTCTTCTGTGGTGTGTCGCAGTAGAAGTCCGCTAAACGAGGGGTGTCCCATATACCGTAATGGGTCTGCCAACATTGCGTATGACTTTCCACCCCCTGCTGAACCTCCGTACAAAACTTCTCGTTCACTTGCAGCCAAAAAGTCTGTTTGAGGTCCTTCATTCGGCTTAAACAAAACATTTGCATGCTCTTCAATAGATTCTGTTTCATGTGAAACTTCTTCTATCTTAACCTGTGGCTCTTGCGCCTGTTCTTTCTTCTTCAAGGGCTTTCGCTTTGGCGATTGCCTTTTCCGCATAGTCTGCCCACTGGCGAATGCCTTTAGCTTGGTTCTTACGTTGTCGCTCATTCTCTAATCGTTTTCTTAATCCTACATGTGATATGTAGCGTCCTGTCTGAGTTGATATCCAATTTGCTACTTGTCGATATGAATATTGATTTACATATGTTCTTGCTTTTTCTAGCAAATTTAGTTCATCGGGTACAGGTCGTAAAACGTCAGGGTCATTCTCGTCTTGTACATAACCGAAAGGTATAGTTCTGGCAATACGTGGTATGGATATCCACTCGTTATCTTCTTTTATATCTGTTGGTTGTGGTAGCTTCCACCTGCCAATACTTCTAGTCATCTTCTTCCGTTGGTGCTTTTGGTGGCATGAGCATCACACCACCTGTTGCTTCTACTTGCATCTTCTCTGTTTTTACTAAACCCACTCTGTCAAGTATTTCTTTTGCTGCTGTCATCTTTTCTTTGATGCCTAACTCTGTAGGTTCTAGCAAAGCTCCTGTCATTGACATTGCAGCCTTTGGCGCATTACGTGCCATCCACATTTGAGTTGCTTCCAGTATTTCATCTTTCAAGCCTTTAACAATGTCTGCAGTGCTAGATGTATCTGCATACCCTGCAATCTTTTTTGCTATGGTAACATTGCCACCTGCTTCATCAAATAAAACATTTAATAGTTTTTGTTGTTTTTCTGTAAGTTGTCTTGTCATCTTTTTTTAAACTCTTTTGTAAACTTTATACCTAAATAATTTTTTCGTATATCAGGTCGTAACTTACCACCTGCAACATTCATATATGGGTCTGTTATACCACCACCAAACAACGAGTCCTTTTTCTTTTTAGTGGGAGTAAAATTAAACAAAGACTCTGTGTTAAACTTCTTTCCAGTTATGTTGTCTACAGAGGAGTAGCCATATTTTTTTCCATTCTTATCCATGTTAACACTTCCATCTTCTTCTTGCCTGTCGCAGTCTACTGTTTGGATTCTTTGCTGCTTTAGGAAACTTTTTCATTTGTCCTGCGCTTCTCGCACAAAATGATTTTCTTCTTGC